TGCCAAGGCCCACCATGATTTTGTTCTTGGCAGCAAGCGCAATCATCTGCGAAAGCATTCCGGTGAACGTGGACAAGACCGACTTGGCGAAGCCTTTGAAGTCCTTAAAGCCCCGCGCAACAAAGTCACCAAAGGCGTTTGATACGCTGTCAATGCCGCCTGTCAGTATGTTGGCCTTTGCCGTTCCCAAGTCCTCGGCTGTCAGGGCCGCGTCCGAAAGGGCTTTGTTGTAAGCCTCGGCTTCGGTTGCGGCTTTTTCCAAAGCCTTGCCAGCCTTGCCCGCTGCACCGCCAAGGTCATTTAGGCTGTCGTTTAGCGTTTCTGTGCTTTCTGCCGCTGCATCTGTCGCCTTGCTTTCTTCTGCGACAACATCGCCAAGTTTCTGAATTGCAGCCGCAACGTCTCCGCCTGCTGCATCACGCATGTTTTGCGCCATCTTCGTGTAAGTCTCTGACCGCATCGTCAAAACTGAAATTTCATCAGACGTTGCCGCAACCGCAGAACTTGCACGATTAGCCGCCGCCTCAAGCCCCGCGCCAAGATTGTCTAGCATTTCCGGCTTAACTGCGTCTGGAATGGAGTTAATCAGTTCCATCGTTGTTCCGGCAATGCTGGAAATAACGCTTGCCCATATCTGCTGCATAGCCATTGCCATTGACGCAAACGATGCCTGAATGCTCAACCAAACGCCCTTCAATGAGTATGGGACCGATTGCGCTGCTGTGACGATGTAAACAAAGACGGCACTGGCAACATTACCCAAAAGCCCCATGGCCTTGCCGAAACCGCCTGCGCTTTCGACCAGATCAAGGAACTTGCCGATCAGAAGGCCCGCGCCCACAACCAAAGCGCCCACGCCCGTTGCCAGCAATGCCCCGCGCAATGTCACAAGCGATGCAACCCACGCTGCCGTAGACGCCACTGCGCCCCAGATCGCGGGTGTATATGCGAGTAAGGCCGCAGCCGCAGCCGCGCCGATGATGCCCACAAGTTCGTTCACGTTGTCGGTCAGGAACAAGACGCCCGCAGCCATGGCCGTATTGGCCGCAGTCGCAAGGGCTGTCAGGCCAAGCGTGTTATTTAGGGCAATCAAAAACTCCTGCTGCCGCTGTGCAAGCGTATCTTGTGCGCCTGCCAAGCCTGCGGCCTCTTTAGCTGCAATGCCGCCATATTGCGCGGCAAGTTCGCCAAGAATGAACTGCTGCGCCTTGGCAGTGTCGCCAACCGCAACCATGCCCTTGACCATTTCCTTTTGCGCGTCTGTGAAAACCGTGCCGGATCGCGTCAAGGCACTCATGCCTTTCACCGGATCTTCTAACGCCTTTGCAAGCTGCAAGGTCGCGCTGTTCAGGTCCGTACCCATTGCCGCCGCAAGGTCCATCGCGCCTTTGATGGCATCGTCAAACACCTGCCCGCGAATGTTGCGGAATGTCAAAAGCGTCTGCTGCGCCTTCATAACGCCTTCGGTGCTGGCAAGCGTGGTCAGCGCCAAAGCCCGCGCCTGTTCGTGCAACTGCTTTGCCGTCTTTCCAGCGGCCCCGCCAGTCGCCGTGATGATGGCATTTGTGCGCAGCATGTTGCGCTCAAGTTGTTCGGCCTCACGAATTGCCCCGCGAAAGGCCAAAGAACCAACAGCGACAACCGCAGCCGCCCCAAGTGCAGCCGCAGCCATCGCCGCTTTGTTGAACCCCGCCGCCATCTTGACTGTGGCTTGCTCGTTTTTTTTGGCGGCTTGGGTGGTCTGCTCGATTTCCTCGCGGCCCTTGGCAAGCCCGGTCGTGTCTGCCTTTAGAACAAGAGTTGCAAATTCAGCCATTTAAACTTGTCCTTCTGGGGGGGTGTTAACGATCAGCGGGGGCGATAGAAAAAGGGCTTTTGCCTTCCTCTAGGCCCGCCGCATAGGCTTGCGACATACGCCGCAACAGGGCCGCTTCCCACGGCTCGACACGTTCAAGTGTCAGGGCCGCGTATGATGCCAGGTCAACCCAATCAAGCGCCATGTAGCCGCCCATTGGTGATGTTTTGACCGGGCCTGCCTCCATGAGGATTTCAAGGAAAATGCCGCCCGCGTCCAATTCAACATAGGGCGCGGGCTTGCCTGCATCGCGGTATTGCTTTGCACGGCTTTCTTGCGGTCTGTCGGATTTGTCGTTTTTTAGTTCAATGACCGCGTTCAGCCATCCGGCCTGCTGCGCGGCAACGATCAACCGCTCTTGGCGTTTCCCAAGAAGTTCGCTTGACGGCCTGCAAAGTCGCCAATCTGTTTGGCAAACGGTTCGTTCTTCATTTCAAAAACAGGCGTACCGTCTTTTTCCAGAACCGGATTGCCGTGTTCATCCTCTTTGACGCCCATTTCAGGGAAAGACAGATCAAGGAACCATTCCACATCATCAAGTGTCATGGGACGGCCTTCGCGTTCCATGTTTTCAAAGCCCACAATGAACGGCGCTGCGCCCTCGCAAAGCTGCTGATGCACGTCCTCCATCACGCGGGCTTCGTCCTCGTCGTCTTTGCCCTTCTTGGGCTTTTTCGCCATCAGCGCCTTTTGCTTTTCACGCATTTTGGCCTGCATCGACTTTGATGCGGTGCCGCGCACAATCACCCGACACGGCTTGTCGCCGTCCATGATTGGCTCTTTGCTGATGGGGTCTTTGATCTGCATGGGTGCGCCCGCTTCTGCACGGGTGCGGCTGTCAAACTTGGAAATGTCCATTTCTTTATCCTGTTGGTTATTGGTTAGGTTGTGGGGTCGGCAGGCTTAACCACGTCCCGCCAACCCCTTACCCGCTTGCGCGGATTAGGCTGGCTCTGTTGCCGTGATCGTGAAGTTGTTCTGACGGAAGGTGATTGACCCGCCCTGATAGCTGTTGTCCGAAGGCTGGTTTTCCTCAAACGAATGCAGGAACCCTTGCGCGTACTGCACCGGGTCGCTTGTCGCCGGGATGGGGCCATCACCGCTGTCAGTGCCGGAACCGTCCACGATTTTCAGCGCAACCACGCCATCAGGATCAGCAGCCGCCGTTTTTGAGTTGGCCTGGCCCGTGTCTGATGCCACATCGCGGAAGGTCAACTGCGTATCGCGGCCCGATGCGGCCCCTTTCACGGCTGACGTAAAGCCCGTTGCCAGGTCTGGCACCTCAATCGCGCTGTGTGTCACGCCAAAGACGGGCAAGGTAATCATGCCCTTGACCTGTACCCACGTCAGGGCTTCAAATCCGGCTGCTGTGTTGGCCGCTGGTGCTGCCGTGCTGATGTATAGCGTTTTGCCGATGTTGTTCGTCGTCATTGCTCGATCCTTTCAAGCGTAAAAGCCCCGCAGGCGGGGTGATTTTCAGTTTAGGTTTTGAGGTAAACCCGCTGCGCCTGAGTGGCCCCCGCGAGTGATGGGGATTAGTCGGCTTTAACCCAGCCCGCCGCCAGCCATGCTGGCACGTCTGCGCTCATGGGCGATGCAATCGCGCCGATGATGCCGTTTTGTGCTTTTGTGTTTTTCATTTTGACGCGCTGCGGCGCTTTCGCTGCCTTTGGCTCGTCTTTTGGTTCCGCCTTGGCGGTTTTCTTGTCGCTCATGTCGCGTTATCCTTTGCTGATTATGCGGCCCAATAATCGACCTGCACGGGGGTGCGCCAATCTGGGCCATCGCGGAAACTTGTCAGGATGTTGGGCGCGTCTGTGACTGTGACGGTCCCGCCGTTTTCGGATAGCTTCACGCCCTTGCGAAAATGTGCCGCGATGCTGTCCGCGATGGTTTCTGCGGCTGTTGCAAACTGGTCCAGATCAGAAACAACTGTGACCTGCATATAGCCGCGTGATGTAACGCCAGCCCCGCCTGCAAGATCAAGCGACCGCCGCGAAACCCGCACCATTTGAACCTGGACATATGGGCGTTTTACGCTGTCGGGCTTGTCCTTGTTTTCCCAAACGATGGCAGGAACCCCGCCAAGCGCGGCAAGGTGCTTGCCAAGGGCTGCGGAAATGTCGGCTTCGGTCATCGCTGAACCTCTTTTGTCCGCTTTTCAACAAAATCTGAAAACCTGCGGGCGTTGGCACCCACAAATTGACGCCCGGCAAACTTTGATGTTCCGACCTCAATCGCCATGGCGTGGGGTGCAGTCCATGCAAATTCCAGCGTGTCGCCAATATCAAAGCCCGCGATGGCAACGGCATAGCTGTCTGCGCCCTTGTTGCCTTCGCTGGTCAGGCTGTTGATCAGTTCGGCCTCTGCGACTGGTATCTTGCCAAATTCAAAACTGGTTGCGCCTTTGCTCATGCCAAGTTGGGGCGTTTGCGCGGCTTCCATCACGTCTTGGATCGCTTCGGCTGCAACGTGTCGCATGTTCTTCAGCGATAGCTTTTCAAAGTCCTTTAGCTGCGCCTCAAAGGTTTTCATGCGTTAATTCCTTGGCAATTTGACGCGGTAAACGCCAATGCAACGGCACCCGATTGAATGCTCTGCACCGCCCCTTGGATCGTGGGGGTGGCTCATGCGTGTTCCATCCGCGAAAACAAAGTCCTCGCCAACTGCGTTTACGGTCCCGTCCATTTCAACGTGATCTGGTCGCGGAACCTGGCTTAAATTGTGCTGCCATCGTACCGTTGCTGTTTCGACCTTGCCGCTTTCGACCAACTGCCTATAGCTTTCATCGCGGCCCGCTGCCTGCGCAATAAACGCCTCGTTTCGTGCAACAACCTTGCCGCGCTCACCCATGGCCTTGACCTTGTACGCCTCTGCGATGCGGTCAACATCTGCGGCGTTGAGGGATTTGCCGTCCTTGATTGCCTGCTTGACCATGCTGTCAAAGCTGCGGTTGCTCTGCTTGTAGCGCGGCCCGCTGCCGTTGAAGTATTCGCCAATGCGCTCAGGATCGCTCAAAATGGCCCTGATATTTGCCATGCGCTCTGTCTGCGGCCTTGTCAGCCCGATGATGCCGCCAACCCGGCGATTGCCGACCTTGCGCCCGACTAGATCACGCGCAACGCTGTTTAACCCGCGATTGGCGGAAAGGGCTTCTGTGATCAGCTTGCGGGATGCGTCAATCGCCTCGTTTGAAATGTTGGTGACAAGTGCCGCCGCCTGCTTTTCTGCCAGTGCAACAGCGCGGGGATGATTGCC